AGGCGGGGGCTCCGAGAATACTATCGACACGTTCACGGTGGTCCTTGATGCCAGGGCTGAGACGGATGCAGGAGCCTATGACTTGATACGCACCGCACAGGGCTTACTCGAGGCACAGGCTTGCTCACAGTTCGGCGCTCTTCGGAATGTCGCAGTAAATAGTCTGGCTCGCTGGGGGAACGATCCGGTGAGACCTGACTTAAAACTCTGCACTTTGACGGTCCTCGTGACTGCTCATCGTGAATCGTTCGAGATAGATGAATCTTAAATAGGAGGCTTTAGCTTATGGCAAGCAACAAAGTAAATCTTGGTATCGGCCTCGCAACAGGTATGTTCTACACCGCACCCGCAGGCACAGCACTTCCCGTATATCCCTCCGAGTCTCTTGGAGCTGATTGGAAGGAAGCTGGCGCTGTTACGGCAGACGGCATTACCTGGAGCACAGGCAAGGACTCTGATCCGCTCCGCAACTGGGCAAAGGAAGTCGAGAGACTGATTTCTTCAGATGAGGGCGGCACAGTTACCGCTCCCCTTATGTATACCGACCAGAGCACACTGGAGACCATCTTCGGTGAGGACAACGTAACCGTTACGGCTGCAACAAGCACACACGGTAAGCTCGTTTCCGTCACTGTTGCTCCCGGTGTATCTGCTCAGCCGATGGCATTCCTGTTCATCATGAAGGATGGCGAGGATATGCTCATGCTCGGCACATCCAAGGGTATGCTTCGTGAAGTTTCTGACATCACGATGGCTCCTACGGATGCGATCACATGGGAGTGCACAATCGAAGCAGCATCCTGGACATTCGTTAAGGATGACGGTCAGATTACATCCTGATAGTTTAAGGAGGTTTCACCATGCCGGAACTTAATCTTAATAAGCGAAGAGAAGAGAGACAGAAGGATCAGAACCTCGGTGTCATCATCGGGGAGAAGACCTACTACATCCCGCTTGGCAAGTCCCTGAAGGTCAAAGAGCTTTCGAAGCTCTCTGAGCAGGCAGAAGTCATGAAGTTCTTTGAAAAGCATCTTGGAAAGGAAGTCATGGACTCCCTTTCCGTTGATGACTTCGAGGCTATCGTGGAAGCCTGGTCAAAAGCGACCCAGGAAACCAGTGGTAAATCTCTGGGGGAATCATAAGCCTCGCGCGGTTCGCAGACGAACACGCCGAGGCATTGGAATATGACCTCCTGACGCGCACTCATTATCAGTTAGACGATGTCGGGGGAGCTCTTTCGTGGAGCTCCCTCTATTCGTTTATACGGAATATCGGTGCAGACAGTGCTCTTGCCAGAGATTTAGGCAAGCAGACAGGGTGGGAAGACACCATCCGAACTAATGCACTGCTCGCCGACATATATGACCTCTTGCAGGTCATCAACGCAAATCTCGTCACATCGGCGGGAGGTAAAAAGAAGAAGATTAAGCCTTATCCTCGTCCTGGGGATAAGCCAGAAGATAAGCGGATAGGCAAGGGCGCCCTGCCCTTCGACAAACTCCGCAATTGGATAAAGGAGAGACAACATGGCTAACGGCGAACATATCGAAGTCGCAAAGGCTTATGTGACGATAGTTCCGTCTCTTGAAGGCTCACAGAAGACCATCTCGGAAGAGCTTGGTGTTGCAACGAGCGAAGCGGCAAAGAGCGCAGGCGAGCAGTCCGGTGCAGATTTCAGTAATGCACTCGCAACAGGCATCAAGGCATCTGCTGCAGTGGTCGCAGCTGCGGTTGCGGCAGTCACTGCGGCGGCAGTCGCTACGGGTAAAGCCTTCATCGAAGCGGCAAACGACGTCTCCGAGTGGGGAAATACCGTAGACAAGGAATCACAGAAGATGAACATGTCCGCTCAGGGGTATCAGGAGTGGGCATTCATCCTTGAGCATGCCGGAGCTTCCATCGAGGGTATGAAGACCTCAATGAAGAAGCTGACGGTGGCGGCAGAGGAAGGTAACGACGCCTTCGCCGCTCTGGGAATCTCCGAGGAACAGCTTGCAGCCATGTCTCCCGAAGAGACGTGGAACGCAACTATCGAGGCTCTCCAGAACGTCACAGACGAGGGTGAGAGAACGGCGCTTGCCACTCAGCTCCTCGGCAAGGGTGCCGTTGAGCTTGCTCCACTCTTCAACATGACTGCGGAAGAGACGGAAGAACTGAAGAATCAGTGCGCCGAACTCGGAGGCATAATGAGCGATGATGCGGTCAAGGCCGCAGCTGAATACCAGGACGAACTTCAGAACATGAAGGTCGCTCTGACAGGCGTTAAGAACAACATGATGTCACAGTTTCTTCCTGGCATGAGTCAGGTCATGAAGGGACTGTCTTTGGTATTCTCGGGCAACGGTGGCATCGAGGAGATCAAGGAAGGCCTGAACGAGGTCATCGGCAAGATTACCGAGCTCGCACCACAGTTCCTTGAGATCGCGCAGGTCATCGTCTTGTCGGTTCTTGAGGGTTTCGGACCCATGCTTCCGGTCATGGCCGAGGCAATTTTCTCATTCCTCGGAGAGGCTCTGATGACGGTCACCACGCTCATCCCTCAGCTCCTGCCGGTCATCACAACCGGAATCCAGGGCATAATGAGTGCGGTATTCCAGTGCCTGCCTCTGATCCTCACGAGTCTGATGACTCTCATCACGGATCTGGTCACTTGGCTTGCAAGTGGAGACAACGTCAAGACATTCTCGAACGGAGTGGTACAACTCGTCACCCTTCTGGTAAAACAGTTCGGTATGATCCTGCCTATCCTGCTCCCTGCGGTGGTCTCCATTATCGCTGACGTGGCCACTACGATAACAACGCCGGAGAACATCGGAATGATCCTTGAGGCAGTCCTCCTCGTGGTCGGAGCCGTGATTATGGCGCTTGCAAATTCCGTTCCGGAGTTCATAGGCTACATTACAGGCCTGCTCACGAACATCAAGAATAATATCATCGCGTTCCTCAATTGGATAAGCCCTGGCATTACGCAGGCTATCTCAAGCGCTCTGAGCACGATTCAGAGCTGGGGAGCAAGCATAAAGAACTACATCACCAACCTTGTGAGCGGTATATGGAACGGTATCACATCGTTCCTGTCCAAGCTCCAGACAGGCTTCAGCACGGCTTTCAGCAACGTGCTCTCATGGGTTGGAACCATCATATCGGGTATTCAGGGCTTTGTTGGTAATATCATCTCCACTCTGATGAGCCTGCCGAGCGCCGTTGTGAGCATCGGCGAGAACCTCGTCAAGGGTCTGTGGAATGGTATCGAGGACAAAGTCGACTGGGTATGCGAGAAGATCAAGGGCATGGGCAAGTCCATCGAGAAGGCCATCAAGAAGGTCTTCGGAATTGCTTCTCCTTCGAAGGTATTCGCCGAGATAGGTGATTACCTTGCACAAGGTCTCGGAGTCGGCTTCGAGGACGGAATGGGCGGTGTCGAGGATGATATGATCGGCCAGATGGAAGGCCTGACAGGATCCATGACCGCCGAAGTCAGCGCCTACGGTACAAGCGGAGCTGCCACGGTGGGCGATACGACCAACTACAACGGCGGAGCTATCACAATGAACATATACGGCGCTGAAGGTCAGGATGTCAACACTCTTGCAGAGGTTATTGCAGAGAGGCTTGGCGAGATGACAAGGCGCAAGGAGGTAGTCTATGGCTAAGCTCTTTAATCTTGGTACTAACAAGCAAGGCTTGATAGTATACGGTGGTGAGTCCTCGACTGACTATGGCATGGTGGTCAGCGAGGCTCCCTCGTTTGAAAGACCCGCAAGGAAACAGACAGTCTATACCGTGCCCGGCAGGAACGGCGCGGTAGTCTTCCAGCAGGATGCCTGGGACGATGTCAGCCGTTCATATAAGGTCTGGCTTGCGGATGATCCGAACAAAGACCTCGTGGATCAGGTAGATGCCATCGAGGCATGGCTCAATAGCCAGGGCGGTTATCAGAGGCTTGAAGACAACTTCGAGCCCGACATATTCCGTCTGGCTTACTTCTCCGGCGGTATAGGGTTCACAAACTCACTCATGCAGATTGGTGAAGCATCGCTCAAGTTTACTTGCAGACCGGAAAGGTTCTACAAGGAAGGTGAGTTCCCGATTACAGTCATCAACGGCTCTAAGATAAACAATTCGACAAGATTCGCAAGCAAGCCCCTCATCCACATTGAGGGGTCCGGATCCGTCACAGTTTCCATTGAAGGCGTAAGCATCATGGCGAGCATGACGGACTACATCAACATTGACTGTGAAACGATGAACGCTTACAGGCTTCCTGCGGAGAACAAGAACGCCGACATCAGCGGTACGTTCCCCACGATAAAGCCCGGTGTTAACTCCATCGGTATCACAGGCACAGTCACCAACTGCACGATTACACCGCGTTATTTCACGATTTAAGAGGTATATCGCATGATCCCGATTCTATACCAGACAGTTACAGAGGGCACGGTGCCGACCAACTACGGCATCGGCGCTCTGACAGACTGTATTTCCTGCAAGGTTACGGAGAAGAGAAACGGCGCTTATGAGCTGACTCTCAACTACGCAGCCGAGGGCATACACGCCTCCGAGATACAGCCTAATTGCTTCATCAAGGCGAAACCGAACTACACAGACAACCCTCAGCTCTTCCGTATCTATAAGG